TAACATAACCTTTATTATTATCATCATTTACTCTGTAAATATACGAACGATTCTTCGGGAAACCAAATCCCTTCGCAGAAGTCTTCAAGAAATTTTACCCCCAACTAAGGCTCAAACCCCATTTCCCCCAAATCACATCAATACAATACCACCCAAATAATTGTTTATCGTAAGTACACTTAATGGTTGGAGTTATAAAGAACTCATATGCTTGGGTGTAGCGTTCAATTTTCATTTGTTCTTAAAATATTTAATTAGAATATGTGCCGACTTATAATTTGTAGCTAATGGTACCTCATGTACATCACATAGTCTCATCAACATTGAAATATCTACATCGTGTGGGTGTTTATCTAGGGGGTCTCTAAAAAATATTACTCCATCTACTTCACCACGAGTTACCATAGCTCCAATCTCAGCATCACCACCCATTGGACCACTTGCTACACGTTGTACTTTATCTACACCCGCATGGGTAATCATTTTACCAGTAGTACCGGTTGCTACAATTTCTACATCATTACGTTGGAAGAAAGATAGACGCTTCATTACAAATGAAACCATATCTGCTTTTTTTCCATCGTGTGCTATAAGTGCTAGTTTCACTTTAGATTACTTTTTAGAATGCGTACTAAATCCTCTAAATCACTAGCACCCTTAATTTCCATAGTCATTGACTCAAAAATACAGCACGACCATCCTTTTTCTTTAGCTACATCATCTGAGTCGGATATTAAGCAAATATCCCCAATATCAAGTGTGTAATAATAGAAATCAAAATCACAACCTGATTCTTCCATTGGAACGTCATTACGTTCAAAACCTAAATCGATAAATGTTTGTTCAGTCATTTTATTTATTTTTCTTTAGTATTAAGTTTATGGTACTCATCCCAGTTTGAATAAGACAAACCCCATTGTAGATTAAACCACATCATTTCTCGCTCTGCTGATTTAGCTGATTCATGTAGTTCTTTCATAAGGTATTTTTTACCCCATTTTTTGAATTCTTCACCTTGTTCAACAGTCATTGTGTATTTTCGAAACCAATCTTCTACACCTAAAATGTCATCATAAGTAACATCATGACCAGCAATAATAAACATTTGATTGATTAAATCAACCACTGCTTTTTCTTTTTTTTGTTCTCGACTTAGTCGTTTGCGTTTAGTTTCCATAGTTCGTATACTGAATTGCGTGTGTTAAATTTAATATAATCCTCTCGCTCCTCCACGATTTCTGTCACCGCAGTCGTCAGCCAGGTATAACTTATTCGATGAGGATCTAATATACAGGATCTACCAACAGCAGGTTCATCGTGTTTTTGTTCGAACCTACTATCTTCGTTCCATTCAATCCAACCCATTTCTCTTCCATAATGTGTCAAACCATCTCGTTCACGAACTAGTTTATACTTAGCATTAGCGTTAGGGTCACCGAATAGTAGTTTTCCCATTTCATCATCCATTTTTAGATTACCCTTCTCATCTTGAGTTAGTAGAATCTTTTTTTGTACTCCGCCTATCATTTCTCTTTGGTGTTACAAGTTATTTCAAATGGCGGTTCGTATGGATTCTTGGTGCTATTTGGAAAATAAGGGGGTAGTGTTACTTGTGTTACTTGATTTTCTACAAGGAGTACTACTGCTTCTTCTGCTGTAATATGATTATTCTCCAATAACCTTTGAACTATTTCTGCTTTGCTCATTTCTCTTTGGTGTTAAAGGTTTCATTGTAGTATTCCTCTGGGAAGTTCATTGAGTCATCTACCTTAGCTTGATTATCTAAATAACCAGCAATATAGGAGTTTTTGGATGTTTCAATAAGTACCTCTTCCTCTTTTTCAAGCATTGATATAACTTTTTCTTCAATCAATCTTGGTGTGTCTAAATCCATTGGTAGGGTTACTCTAACCCATTCCAACATTTCTTGCATTGGTGTTTTCATTTCGCTTCGGTCTCAAAGTGTTCGTTCAATAGTTCTGCCAATTCGGTTGCATCTTCACCTGTGGTGAATCCTATTTTCTTACCATCTACATATACATCATAACCGGTGGTGTAGCAACATCCGTCAGCGCAGGTGTAGTCGTATGATTCAAGAGTTATTTTCATTTTCTAATTCTTCTAATTGTTTTTCCAATCGTGAAACACTACCCCAAATAATAGATGCTTCTGGGTCTAATGCTTTAATTTGTTCAACCAATTCTTTTTGGCGACCATCTGAATAAAAACCATCTTCAATCCAACCTGCTAGGTCTTGTAGGTGTTTAGGTGCATGAATTGAAATTCGTAAATCATAATTATACCATTTAGTTTTCCAATCAATAAAACCTATACCTTTAGTTAGTTTATCAAGCAATTCAGCTAATCTTCTATTACGAACACGAACGATAGATTTATCTGCACCAAAGACATGTAAAAATCTTAGAAACCATCTTGGACACCATTTTGGTTTTGCTTCGTAATCTAAAGCAAGAACTAATGGGTATAATGCTTTGAAATAAACACTACCTTCATTCCATATTTGAGTACCTAAATAACCATAACGTTCAAATCCTTTAGGAAAGAAAATGTAGCGTACATCATCTAAAGTAATGTTACGAGTGTGAATCATACCTTTTTTACGTCCTTTCCAAAATAACATACTCTGGAGGAATGATTTAGATTTTTGGTTAAATGTTCTATTATCTTTTATTTCAAATTTGGATTTCATAATTAATTCTCTATTTGTTCATCCCATTCTGTTAATACAAATTTTAAATCTAACGCTATTATTTTAGTTTTAGCTTCATTACAATATGCTTTTGCTTCAAATCCGCCAGAACCGTTAATAATACCCATTTCCCAATATTCATCTTTGAAATCAGTTAATCTGGATTTAGCTGCACCCTTAAGTAGTCTCTTAGCTTCTTCTACTAAAACATCAATGGTTGGAACTCCTTGTCCACCCCATCTCCAACCCAAATACTCCATTGTAATCCAAACTTTATTAAAATTAAAGTTCTCAATAATATCATCAATCATTTTATCGACAGGATCAATGTCCTCTTCGATTGATTGAGTTGGGTTCATTTTGTTAAGCAACGTCTGTAGTTGCTGTAGTTCCTCTTTGTTTAAATTTTGTATGTTCATAACTTTTATTTCTTTATATTGTAAATATACGAAAAATCCTTCAGGATTCCAAATCTTTTGTGTTAAAGGTTTAAGTATAATTGTATTGCAAGTTGGATTATAGCACCAATCAACAAAGCAGTTGTGAATAAGTCTAATAATCCGTAGCCTTGCTTTATCATTTTAGGTTCTGTCTTTATGACTTTATTAGGGTCTATTTTCATTTCTCTTTGGTGTTAAAGGTTTTATACTGGCAATTCCTATTGACTCTTCAATCCCATTAAATTTATAGTAATAAACTACACCCCAATCCATATCTACTTTATGGGTTGTAAATACTTGAGGTTCATCTTCTTCAATGCGGTTGTCTGTCCTTACACATACATCTCCAACTTTGTAGTTGTTATGTATTCCATTGTCTGAGGTTATTTCATTAATCATTTCTCTTTGGTGTTAAAGGTTTCGTTGTAGTATTGTTCGGCAAAATCAGAACTATCCTGCTCGCTCAAGCAATCGCTATTGTCGCCATGTATCCAAGCATCTTTAATTTGCTCCTTCTCCATTTGTTTGGCTTGTTTTAAAAGTTCTTCGTGGCTAAGATTTGATGCGTCAGTTGTATTATTAAATACTTTGTGTAGTTGGTTTTCGTACCACTCTACTGCTGTTTGTTTCGGTTTCTTCTCCATATTAGGGATAAAGTTAATTGTCAGTTTTTCAATTTGAGTGTCTTCATGTTCAATCCACTCTATACTGTCTACTGAGCATAAATTAATACCCATGTAATTAGGGATTACTTCAAGTGGTAGTGGTGATTCAGATCTGCCGTCAACTACGTCTGTTATTTTTACTTTTGTGTATTTCATTTCTCTTTGGTGTTAAAGGTTATACTTTGTTTATTGTTGCTCATAGTCCTTTACCCCTGTACATACGTCTTTTAGGTTGAACAATGTGAGGACGCTCTGCCTCATTAACATAACGTGGTTGGTCGTTTTTCATTTTCCACCATTCTCTGATGATGCAAACTAAAATGTACCCAATGGTGTAAATAACACCTACGATTACTGCGATTATAATTGGTAGTTCCATAGTTCAAATATAATACTTTTTTCTTTATTGCAAAATTATTTTTCTTTTAATGTAAAATACTTTGTAGTAATTCCCAAGAAGCCTCAAGCTTTTCATCAATCTCATACTGTACCTCATGCCTTTCAATCTCTGCAACGTGTATCTGTTTATTCTCAGGCATACGAGGGTCATAAGAAACGAAGTAACCATTCTCCAAATTTGATGCTATCATTCCTAATTGCATTTGCCAGTAATACTCAGGATGTACAGATTTCAAACTATCAGCATCATAGATACTAAAGTTCTTTAAGTGTATTCCGCTATTGTAAGGACACTTTATTTCAAGTATTGCGTTCTCACTTAAGCCGTCAGGAGAGTAGCCCGAATAGTTACCATAAGGAATGAATACATAGGTCTCACCTCCGTAGTAAGTAAACTGCTCAAAGTTTTGAGAATCAAAAACGTGAAACGCATCAGGCTCATATTGTTTGCCCCATTCTAAAGCATCTCCGTAAATAGGCTTAACTTGACCTGTAAGCAATTCGGCTGCTTTCTCGTATACAAATGTTTCGGCACTCTTAGAGAGTAGCCCACCAGTTCGTGAGCTACCCATCAGCTTGTGAACTACCGATGCAGTGAATCGGTTAGTTCGTGCTTGTTGCCATTGGTCTTCTGATTTTGTGTATGTAATTTCCATCCCCGTTCAATTAGTCATTTTGCACTTTCAAGCATTACCTTGTAATCTTCCTTTATAATAAACTTGTCCTCAATATCTTTGATGTTACCGCCTCCTTTGATGTGTTCTACTGCCTTTGCCCATAATGGGTGCTTAGGGTGCATCGCTTCCTTTGCCGTAGTTACCTTGTTACCACTCGCAGCGTTTGCGTCATCGTCTTCCTGGTTAAGATTAAAGATAGAAGCGAGTGCATAACGTCTTGCGTAAGTAATTGCACTACCTTGCTGCTGAGGGTTGTTAGCGTCTTTCATTCGTAATACCTGTTCACTCTGCATAAACTCACCGCTCTCAGCGTGGTAGATGGTAGTAATTAGTACATCCTCGTGAGGGTGCTGAGTAACGAATATACCGCACTCTTGTAGGATAGGGTTAATTACGTCAAGAATGGCAGTAAGGTCTGCGTAGTTCTTTTTGAAATGAGGGTTGTTTGCGCTCTTCTTAACGCTGCTTACTTTACCGTGAAAGGCAAATAGTGCCTTAGTCAAATTAGTGATGTTTTCTGAAGTTTTCATTTGTATGTTTTTACTTGGTTGTGAGAAATAACTGCCATCTCTTGTGGCTTTAAATTGTAGTAGTAAATGAGGTCGTGGATGACATCGTACTTAGCGTCATTATCAAGGAAAGAAAAGTCTAAATATTTACGCTCATCTAATCGGTCATACATAACCGCTTGTTCAAAGTCATCTCCAAAGATTGCATACGCTTTGTCTTCTATTGCTTTTCTATCGAAATACATAGAGCAATATGGGTATTCCACAACTAAGGTGTCTACCTCTGTGAAAATCTGACAATCAACTTGCATTGTTAACCTCCTCTAATGCTGCTTTAATAACGCTCATTGCTTTTGGGTTAATGATGTCCCCATTAAGATACTTGCGTACACTTGGTTGCGATACGCCAGTTGCCTCAGATACACGCTTAATCAAGCCGTGCTTCTTCTTTACTTTGATAAGTGTGACTATTTGTTGTAAATCCATACCACAAATGTAATACTATTTTCGATATAACAAAAATATTTTTGTGATTAAGGCAAAAAAAAGGGAAAATAATTTCCCCTAAGTAGTCAATGAGTCAATTATGAACTCTGAGATTCGCTTTGCAAGTACGTCAGTAGGTACTTCTTTTTGAGCCGGTGCAATGAATGGTCGTGCCTTTGTACCTTTCTCGTGTATCTTTCTTGTGATAACGTAGGCAAGTGACTTAGTCGCAGCGATTTTATCCTTGCTTTTACTTATAACCTTAGATTGTAGGTCTGCCTTATTGGTAATCCAATCGTAAATGTTTTTATAAAGTTGACCATCTCCACCGCCTTGCGTAGGCTTTCTGCCGTTCTCTACCCAAAAGTAGTAGTCTTGCATCTTAATAGATAGGTTGTAACCACCTGGTGTAATGCTAACATCTCCGCTAATATCTTGATACAAGCGTTTACTTGCCGTACTATTGTTCTTGAGTAGATTGTTTTGTAAAGCCTTAATACGTTGGTTAGACCAATTCTGTATAATTTCGGGTATACCTCTTTGAGATACCGAACCCCAATCACTAAACCTATCCCCTAATTGCTCAAGTGTTAGCATAGGCGTATGCGACAAAATCATTTAATCGGTTATACCAACCTCTACCAAATACGTCAAAGTCCTTTAAACGGCTTAAAAAGTGCCTTCTATGTGCATCTAATGACTCAAAGGCAATACGCTGACCTTTGTCTTCTATCAGTTGGTTAATTGCCGTAAGCGTTTGGTTTCCAATTTTACCATCTACTGCGACCTTGTAGCCTTGACTATTTAACCACTTTTGTACTTGACGAGAAGCACCGGCAACGCCACTACCCCAAGCGAAATCCGTCACATATTCCGCCAATATTTGTGACGAGATAGAGTCTGCCTTAACTCCATTCCAATAGAGTTTGTAAATACCTCTAAAGTCATCGTGAGTCATTTGGTAGAATCGGTTAACGGCTTGTTCAGAGTTCCCATATTGAGAACGAAATACACGCCACGTAATTCCTTTGTTCGTGTGGTAACCGCTTCCGTCGGGTAATGGATGACGAGCAGCAGAATCTCGTGGATGTTTTGATAGACCACCTTCCCACTTTAGGATGTAGTCAAGATTGGCTTTAGAGAGATTTCCCATTATTGTCAATTTCTTTTTGTAGTCGTTCAAGATACCATTGTGCTTTTTGTAAGTCTTCCATAGCATTTTTCTTGCGATTATACCGCCACAAATACTTAAAAGAATTACCCCTAAGATAACCTTTAAATTCTTCATAAGTCATACTTGCTTTAATACATTCGATGCACTCAATTTCCCCTTGATAGTGCGCTGGTTTATTTACTGCATCCATAATATTTTAAATTCGTCAAAAGACAAAGATATGAAAAAAATATGTCCACCACGTAAATATACTTGCGTTAATTCGTAAAACTCGGAAGCACCAACTACCTCAGACAAATCTAAAACGCCTCTCTCTTCTATCTCTACCTCAGCGTCTACCTCTATGCCTAAACGCTCATACAAAGGGTCTACGTTGCCCTCACGAAAAATGTAGTTGACTTCTATCTTCATAGTGTTTTATAAGTAAATGCGTTAATCATTCTATTCTCGCTGTTGTCCTTATAGATGCGTTGCGGATGCATCTCTAACCATCTACCGCCTAATGCCTTAGGCGGTGCGCCTCTTTCAACGTGCCAACCGCCTTTTCCCTCGTTGTACTCTTCCTTGTACGTAGGTGTGCGAATCATAAGTATCTCTTTTAAATATACCTTATGCTTTTCGTTTATTCTTTCGGTTGTGTAGGTTAGTTCGTGGTCTTCGTGAACGTGTCCCATCCAAATAAGGTCTGCACCTTCTACCATTGAAGACATACGATTAAATTGTATTGTGCCCTTCGTAACTACCCCCCCTCCACCCGTCCCATGAAAGTACTTAATTCGGTATGATATTTTTGCACCGCCCTCTACAAAGGTGTACACTATCCAACCACCATAACCACCGACCTCTACTTTGGTATCGTTCTTAGAATTTAGCCCAAATACGAATCTATCTATTACGTCAGTTTCTTGACGCTTTAAAATGTTGGTTTCGTGGTTGCCGTAACCTACTACTTTAATGTTTTTAGCGTAGGGAGAAAACCACTCAATAGCATCGTTTACAACGGCATCTAAGTAGTTTGCTTTGTTATGTTCGGGGCGAATGTCGGATTTGTTTTTACGAGGGTCGTAAGCCCCTTGCATCAAACAAAAGGTATCACCATTAAACAATATGTCTGCCCCTTGTTCAACGGCTTGGTCAAGGTGACGTTTAAGGAGGTCACGTTTACACTTGGGATTATCCCAATGTATGTCGGAGATGAGTAGTACCTTTTTAGGCTTCCAATCGTTGTAGAACTTGTGTACATTGTTTTTCATAGTATAAGTGCCAATAGCAACATAATGCTGCTAAAAGCCGATAATATTTGGTATTTCTCTTTTACCACTTTTTGGTGATTAGTGGCAATTATGAGTGTTTGAATTGTGCTATCTTGACGATGTATGAGAATTGAGTCATTAAGTGCTAATTTGATGTATAATGACTGCTTTTCACGACATCTATGCAACTCTAAAAGCCGGTTATTTATTTCCCGAATCGTACTGTCGGAGAATTGAGAGGATAGAGTGCGTGGTAGTAGGCTTACTAAGGCTATCCCTAAAAGAGTTATATATCGAATCGTGCTTTTTGTCAACTGCATAGATTTCTCTAATTATAATTATGCGTGTTGTATCACGTTGGTATGTCGCAGTAGGATTCGAGGTAGGGGGTGTTAATAGTAAAATTAATACCGTGACCAGCAACAACGTCTGTGCGGCTATCAAAAAACGGGTCTGCTTGTCCATTTACTGAAATATCAAAATCGGTTTCCGTCACATTTCTTTTAATTAACGTGACAATGTCTACAATAATTCCTGCGGTGTCGCTTAGTACCTCTATTGTGTTAGAACTGCTTTCAAACTGCCTATCCATCACAAGCATCGCAAATTGATAAGATACCAAACGAGCATCGGTGTTGAACGTAAAGCCATTAGGCACTAACCATACGAGAGGGTAATATTTGACCTCTTCTACTGCAAAGTCAAACTCAGCCCCTACTGCGAATTTTCCCACCATTTTGTGAGACTCCGCTTGGGTTTTTATCTTGTTGATTATTTGGTTTAGTGTCATAGAGTTTCAGTAATTTGGCTTCGTTCTTTAGCCTCCATTTATTTTTCTGGGAAGTCATAGTTATAAAAACAATCGTCATCAGTACCGGGAAGATAGAAACCACCTAACACCGCAGTATTTTTTGGGCGGATAACATCAAAGCCAGTACCAGGATTCAAGAATTTAGGGTAAATAGTAGGATTCTCTTTTAAATAGTCACGCAAACGCTCTGCATAATATTCAGCCTTATCTCTATATCTTTGCTCTATAAGTGTAAGTTCTTGTGTTGAAACGGGCGTGGCATTCTCACTATTGCGAGATGCTACGCTCTTATTCATAAATTTAAATGTCATCGGTAGCATCGCCTCTGTGAGCGTGTAATACTTCAAACAAGGTGCAATATAAGAATCTAACAAAGTTGTGTTAGGCGTTGTTAAAGTGCCGTTATACGCTTGGTCT